CAAGCTCAACCGCCTCAACTGTATCTGTCAGCGGATTGACTTCAGTCTATTCGAACGTAGTTGATTATTATGTGGGGTACATGTTAACTGCAAATTCGTCTAGCACAATAATCATTTCGTACGATCCAACGTCGTACACGTTTGGGTTAAAAGAATCGTTAGGGTTGATAGCGGTTGGTTCCGTCGCCACGATTTCTGACCCGAGCACAAATGAGGTGATTACGTTGCCAGGAATCGACTTGATTGGGAACGAAATTTTGGATTATAGTCAATCCTACAACAATTATTATATCATTGACGAGACACAATCGACTGGTTCAAATGTCGTCTACAGTAAAATTAGTTCGTACAATTATGCAACGCGTGCGCTGACATTGACAACGCCATTCCAAAATTGGAATTCGTCGCATCAATATTCATTGAGGAAAAGTTTGCCACAAGAATTTATTTCATCTTTTACTCCATCATTTTCAGGAAATCTTTCATCATATTATACTAACAATACAGATACAAATACAATTATTATCTATTTTACAAAAATCCCATCTTCTACATTTCCTTTTACACCAACAACTGTTACATCTCTCAATTTCAATTATGTAGGTCTACAATTGTCTATTAATAACACTACTGTCACGATACAAAGTGTAACCATTGTTCCACCACCAACTAACCCAGATTCACTATTAATATATAATATTAATCTACTTTTGTATGGAGCGCCGTTCACGATTGTATTATCTGGAAACGTTCCGGTTGTGACAACAACTGACTTTTTCACAATTAATCCGACATTCAATGCGGTTCCAATTCCAAATACGGATCAATACTACCCACAGATTTCTTTATCCAATTGCATCTTTTTGTCAAACGCAAACAATTCCGATAATTTTTATGCTGGAAAGTACATTTACATTTATCCACAGTCTACCTACAATAACCAAACGACGTCATTGACAAACATTCGAGGCAGTTGTTATTACATCAATGCCTACGTCGGGAACGGGTACAATGCATGCTTTGTGAGCATTGTTGATACTCCTACCGTAAATCCACCGACACAATTTTATCCAAGTTATTTGAATACACAAGGTCAAATATCTGGAACTATTAATATCGTTTCATTTGCAAAGAATAATTATACGCCGCTGATATACAATGGAAGCATGGTTTCGCAGAATGAACTTGTGGCATACGAAATCAATTTAATCAGTTTAATTCTTCCGAATTCGACGTTAACAACCGGTTCACGGATTGCGAATTATCCTTACGTCTACGTCGAACTGACGGTCAATAATAACATATCTCCAAATGTGATTTACAGCAATAATCCGAAAAGCGGACGTGCTTTATTTAGCGCGGCAGTTACGGATATCAAAAACAAAAATCAAACGCCGTTTATTAAATTGTGGGGCAAATATATGGTACAGACAGTTAAATTCAAGCCGAATGATAGTCTAAAATTCTCGGTGTTTTTACCGGACGGAACATTATTTCAGACTGTTGCGAGCGATTTTTACAGCCCATCTGGACCGAACCCTTTTTGTCAGATTGATGCATTGTTTGGTATACAACGATTATAAATTAATTTAATAGGATTAATAAAAGATAAATGAGTAATCGCCGTTTCATCGAAATAAGCAGCGCGAATCGTAACAGAAATCAGTACCCTCAACCAGCAGATTTCGAAGTCCCGTTTGCGCCACCAAGAACATTAAATCAGAATAGTACACTAAAAGGATCTTATTATACTAGTACTAGTGGACCAACAGGTCCAACAAGTTTAATTTACACACAAAATATGGACGTGGCAGATACAGTTACCAATGGCATCGTTGAATATTTGTGGAAAACGTCTGGACCCACAGGACCAGCTGGAACAGTTGACTCAACTACGACTTCGACGATACCGAGTACACAATCGGCGATTTATGTAAATGTGAATAGTTTAACTTCTTCTTATAAAAATGTCCAAGATTATTACGTTGGGTACCAATTAGTCGATAATAACACAGGAAATAGTGGTATTATTCAGAGTTATACACCGAGTATGGGGTTGTTCACGTTACAAACGCCATTAAACAATGCTCCATCAATAGGAGATACGATTTATATTGTTGACAATAGTCAAACGACTGTTTCACCGCCATCCATTATCTTGCCTGGAATCGACAATTGTGGCAAAAAAATATTGAGTTATGATCAGGCTTACAATGGATATTACCTCATTGACGAAACATTATCGACAAACACAAATGTTGTATCGACTAAAATCGTATCTTACAATTTTTTGACACGTACGGCTACTTTAAATAATCCGATACGAGGATCATCTGTAACTGACCAATATTCAATTCGTAAATCGTTGCCCAATGAATTCCATACGGTTGTAGGAAACCCTTCAAGTAATGGAAATTTGAATTTTCCTTACTTTTCAAATGTGCCAAATTACGACCAGATTGTTTTAAACAATTGCATCTTTTTGGATTCAACTGCAAATCCAAATGACAATTATTATACCGGAATGTACATTTACATTTATCCCGCAATTGTAGCGAATAATCAAACTACGCCATTAACCAATATCGAAGGCACTTGTTTTTACATTAATTCCTACATCGGAAATGGATACAATGCATGTTTTGTGACACAAGTCAATCCACCAAATGTTCCATCACCGACACAATATTATCCGAGTTATACAAGCCAGGCAGCTTCTTACCCAGTCCCAAATGGTAGTCCATCCACCACGGTAATAAATATCGTGTCGTTCAGTAATGACAATTATACACCGTTGATATACAATGGTAGCGTTGTTTCACAGAATGAGACAGTGGCCTATGAAATAAATCTCGTGAATTTGACATTGCCAAATATAACGTTGGTTACAGGTGCGAGAATCGCTTATTATCCTTACGTGTACGTCGAATTGTCGAACGTAACAGCATCAAGCGCGTCATCCAAGAATGTGATTTACAGTAACAATCCAAATAGCAATCGAGCATTGTTTTTGGTTCCAATAACTGATATCAATGAGCCGCAACGAACACCTTTCATTAAATTGGATGCGGGATCGATGGTACAGACGGTAAAGTTCAAACCGAACGATTGTCTGAAATTTTCGGTGTTTTTGCCAGATGGGACACTATACCAGACGATTACAAGCGATTATTATAGTCCGTCTGGGCCAAACCCTTTCTGTCAGATTGATGCACTATTTGGTATTAAAAGATTAACAGGTGTATAAAAAATTTAATTTAGTATTAAATTAAATGTATCTACTTCTTATTTTTATTCTAGTTGTTATACTTCTGACTAGAAAAATTGTTGAACCTTATCGAAGATTGGATATGACTGGCGGCGAATCGCGTCGTAAATGTAGAATGTGTGGGACATACGAACCATTCAAAGAATCAAAATGTCCAACTGTTACCTACGGAAGCAAGTTTGATTACATCGCCCAGAAAAAAGACCGAACATACGGTGTTCCAAACGGCTGCCAAAAAATATTTTAGTTCCGATCTTTTTGCATTTGCATCGCTTTTGTCAAGAGTGAGTTTCCTTTGACTGACGTTTCAGCTTTTTTTGAACTTACATCTCGTTCAGAATTTTCCGAATTGCTATTTTTTTCTACATGAACATAGGTATTGATTGCGACTTCGCCGTCTTCATCTTCTTCGTTCAAACCCAGGTCATCGATTGTTGTAAACGTGACGGGTTCAGAACTTAATGAAGTTGAGATTTTTTGTTTCAATGGATTTTTGTATTCTTCTAATTTATTTTGAGAAGTATGTCGTTCTGATTCTTGCCGTTTTGCATTTCGAAGAATATCTTCTGTCGATTTATCTTTTTCTTTTTCTTTATCTTTTTCTTTATCTGATTTTAAACTCATTTCTTGCAACTTCATTTCCTGTAACTTCATTTCTTGCATTCTCATTTCTTGCATTCTCATTTCTTGCAATTTCATTTCTTGCATTTTCATTTCCTGCATTTTCATTTCCTGGTTTCGATCGGCTTCCAATTGTAGTTTCATTTCTTTTTGCAACGATGTAAAGAAATCAAACGCATTTTGTCCTTCATAAATATCAAAATTTTCTGATGTTTCGTTTAAACGGATGAGACATGGTAAAACATTAACTTTGACTTTTTGGTCGGAGAGAATTTGGTCTCGAATTTGTTTATTATCAATACAGGTGAGAGTGAGTGAATTTAACAAGTCTGGCGTTTTTTGGAGCTGACTCATTAATTTTTTTGATGAATTTGAGAATTTGCTATAAAGTAATACGTCCATTTTAAATTTAAAAATGCATTTTAAATTTAAATTAAATATAAAATGGAATATGGAAATTGTATAGATAACGATTTGTTTACGCTATTGAAAGGAACAACAATTAATTTGAATACGGATTACGACGAGCGTATTGATATGTCACAGTATGTAGGGTGGAATACTATCATTGAGTGGGCCCATTTGCCGAGACAGTTGTTCACAAAGAGAACTGTGAAAATCATACAACAAAAAGTCTACGAATATTTGCTTCAATTTTCAAAAAAAGTAGTTCCATCTGAACGAATTGTGGTTATTGCATTGTATGGAGTGTACGAAAATCATATACCACGTACAGGAGACATTTACGGTAAATTTTTGGTAGTTGACGAAACACAACGTGACGATTATGGATACATTGTGGATAAAACAATCACATTATTAATTGACGGTATCCAGACCGATCTTGATATGGCTGAAGCCAATAGCAAGCTTTCAATCTGGAACAGTGTTCTTGGAGATTTCAATGAAAATGGGTTGAGACAGTATCCTCCTATAAAGCTTCGAAATAAAGGACCAGATAGAATGTTATTTCATATGAAATACTAATTTTTTTATTTTATATAAATGATGATCGTATTCTTAGTTGTTTTACTTATTTGTACGAATCCTTTGATTCAAAATAATTTTGCAAAATTAATTGGAAAAGATAAGCCAACTGAACTATCTGGATTATTACTCGGCTTACTTTTCGGTTCTGGGTTTGTCATTTACCATTATTTGAAAAAAACAAAGGAACCTTTTTTGTTCAAGGTAAGTGATTTCAATCCAAGATGTGGCGGATTGTACTATGGAAAGCCAACCACGTTTCAATACGACCGAATTGGATGCAATTACAATGTTCCAGTCAGCGAAAATAATCCGGATATGATTACAACAAATGGAAAATCGATAAAGGGGTATTGTACACCTGATCCAGACCCTCCTTTGGGATATATTGTTGGAGACGGGGAAAAGGATATGTATAATGGAGACCCTAAACTTTTTACAAATTATGGTGATACTAAATAAATTTAAATTATAGTAATAATAATAAATGTCAATATTATTATTTAATCCGAACGAATTACCCTACGGTGATTTGTCCCCTTTAAAAGATCACATCATTTCTAAATCGTACGCGTCCATCGTTGATAAAGAGATGATAAAAAAAGAGGTGGAAAGTTTAAATAATGAAGCAGCGTTAAAAAAAGCGATCGCGTATTTCACGAGTGAACAAGACCAACTTTATTTTTCGGCTTTGAAGGAAGCGTTAGACTATAAATACAGAGACGGACTAGCGTTACAGGAATTGCTCAATGTAAAAGAAGATTATATGGTTTATTTATCGGATAATTTGGCTTTGGGTCTTAAAAATAAAGAGGGTGATAATTTTGTTGGAAAATATTTAAATGAAATACGCAAGAATGCTAGACTAAAACAAGAAAAAGATTTTGTAAATAAAGTGTATTCCATTTATACTGTATTTAAGAATGAAATACTTTCGGGGAAAAATAAGTTGGAAAAGTACGTTGGTCTATCTGTAGACGACGTTTTAAAACTGAGGAGTATTGAAAATGAACCGATTGAGATTAGACAATACAATCCGGAGAAAGAAGAGAAAGAACGTCATCGAATTGTTTTAAAAGATATGTACGCAAAAATGATTGAAGAGTTTGAAACGTCTGTAGCCTTGTACGAGAAAAACTACGGAACAAGTTTTTACAAGAAATTAGTAGAAAAATTAAGAGAAAATCTGAGAGGTAATGTGATGGACGTCCAAGATTTTTCTAAAAAGATTGAAACTAAGAAATTTGAGAATGAAATGTATGAGATGTTCAAGGAAAAAGAAAAACTTCGTGTAGAAATTGAACGTTTGGAAAAACTAGAAAAAAATGGCGTAAAACAAGAAACGAATATTCAGGAATTGAAAGAAAATTACCAAAAAATGGTGGTTGGTCAAGATGAATTGAAATTTGCTGAATTTTACAAATTGGAGAATAAAATTGTAGAGATTGGAAAAATTCGGTCCGAAATTGAATTTGGAAAAAATGTAGAAAAACTTGATATGAATTATTTCTTGAAACATCCTTCTAAAATTGCAATCATTTTACGTTCAAAATATTTCAGAGAATGGAATGAATTAAAAAAGATTCGCGAGGATGATAAGGATGACGCATTACTCGCTTATTATGTTTACAAAATTGTCAAAGATTCAAAAGAAAAAGAGCGTGCTAAAATGACTGAAAAATTATTAATGGAATTGAAAAAGAAGAGTCAGATAGAAGACTTGAAAAAGAGATTGCGAAAAATGAATGAAATGGGGTTATTCAAGGATTTTGAGTACGTTGTAGAAGAAGATCAAATTGATGAGAATGATATTCTGATGTACGATTACGCCGAATACATTGAATCCATATCAAAACCTGAACCCGTACTTGCTCTTCCTATCCAAAATCCGCGCACTAAACCTATAACTAAATTGTGCAATGCTTGTCCCGACCATTTTACTCCCAAAAAACATAATATCAGAATTCCTCTATTTATATTGGAACATAATTGTCAGACTTGTACAGATAAACATTATGCTTCGTTCAAGTGCAAATTTTGCGACAAATACACGTGCGGTGTCGGTCTTTGTAAAACTCGAGTGCTTTCAAATACAGACAAAAAGAAAGTTTATACCACTAAATTAAATCATGTACCTGTAGATACATGTGATAAAGAAGAATGTAAAGGATGCATTGATTGCAAGAAGTGCGATTCTTGTTCTCAAGCGGTCACGAAATATTGTCTAGATTGCAAAAAGTATTTGTGCAACGATTGCGAAAAATTGCATTTGTCCGAATTCAAAATAAATTGCAAAGATTGCAAAAAAAGTATGATTGATATGCCTATAAAAAAATGCGAAGAATGTGATAAAGAAGCAACACATTATTGCAACACGTGTGACAAATACATTTGCGATACGACACAACATGAAAAACACAATTACAGTGCACTGAAAAAGTGCAAATGCGGAAAACTTGCCACAAACGCCTGTCTAAAATGCCAAAAATATGTCTGCAAAGATCATTTAAAATACGAAGTGATCCCTGATCACCCTGCAACCAAACATTGCACAGATTGTGACAAATACATGTGTGACAAAGTTTCTTTATTGCACCCATTTGGTCACAATGTTGTTTTATTGGAAACGAAAGCGCCGATTGTACCGGCACCGGTGCCTGTACAGGAAGTTAAACCAGAAAAGGTAAGCGTTTTTGTGTTTGATGATAAATCAATTCATAGTCCTTATTTTACTTATTTCATGTCTATTAATATGTACGAATTTCCTAACGTAATTTCCTATGTCTACTTTAAATTGTTTGAATTTTTCAATGTAAAGAATGCGTACATGGAATTAAAAAGACATTTTAAGCCCATATACCAAGGCGGAAACTTGGTAGAAATTTCTCTTTTTGAAAAGGATGACAACATTTATGTCATGCCTTCAAAGGATATCAATGCTTACTTAAATTTCGTGGATTTGGATGTAAAGTATCAACATATGAAGAACGAGTACATTAAAAACAAGATTCAAATGGAAATGAAACGTTTACTGGACACGAAATACAAAAAAGTGTACAACAAAACCGGCGATCTTGAATTTCCTTCAAAAGAAGTCCGTTTGTTATTGTCCACTAAAAAAGATCTTTTATTTAACGAAAAGCCTTACTTGGACGATAATTTTGTAGGCAACTATTTAATGTTGTTACGACGAGATTTGTATGATTTTTATGCCGGTAGATTTGATAAGGATTTATTAGTTGTAAGTGAAAGCGAATTAAATAAAGTGTTTGCGAATGAGGATGTTCGTATGTTTAGTATCAATAAGGTGAAAGAATATTATGAAATGGTAAAATCGTTCAAGGAAAATTATCCCGAAACGACGAATATGGACGGATTTCAATTCTTCAAAATGTACGTGGATTGCATCTACGAAGAATATGACATGATTGTATCGAATGTAAAACAAGAATTAAAAGGATTGAAAGAAACTAAAGTTGTACCTGTATTTAAAAAAGATAATTTAGCAGAAATAGTAGAATTAGAAAAGAGTGTAAGAGACTTAAAGAAAAAATCGGAAGAAATGAAACAAAGACAAACAAAAACGGCGATGGAATTAGTAAAGGAAGAACAAATCCAAACCTTATTAAAAGTGGAATTGAAAGATTTGAAAAATGTAATTGGTGTATTAGAAATGCAAAATGCGGACAAAAATTTAATTTCAAAATTAAAAGATATGAAAAAAATGAAAGAATTGAAAAAGGTGCAAGAAAAACAAGATGAAAAAGTTTCAAAATTGAAAGAATTGAAAGAAAATCAAAGCATATCTTTAGGATTGAAAGAAATGAATGCCCAGATTATTGAAAAAGAAAAAATTATTCTAGAATTAATCAAAAAACGAAATGAAATGAATGTTAAAAAAGGAACACGAAATAGTGAAAAGATTGAATTGTTACAGACTGAATTAGATGAATTACTTACAAATTTTGGATCACCTGTAGACTTTGCCAAAGAAACAGGCATCAAAGCCAAAGATTGTCTGGAAGATTTCTGGAAGTACACTTTTTATGTCTATCAAGTAACCAATTATATGAATGAAAAACTAAAGAAGAAGGGTAAAACCGTTTTCGAACAACTCGATGTAACTCGTGATCGTGTAGCAAATAAATTGTCATTTAAATACGCTCCAGAAAAACAACAAAAAGTATCAAAAATAGATGCAAAAAGTCTTCGTCTATACGCCATTCAAAATAAGATTTCTTTGAAAGTAAACAAGACGGATGAAGAATTACAGACTGAAATTAATGTCGGGTATATTGAAAATCCACGAGAATATATTCTTGAAAATAAACTTCAAATTAGTTTGAAAAAAGACAAAACGTACAAAGACTTGAAAAAAGATGTTGAAATGAAACAACTTCAAGTGTATGCAACCGAACATAATATTCCTTTAAAAAATCTTGTATGCCCTGAATGTGCTGGGTATCTAACAAACTACAAGTGTAATTCATGTGAATCCGTTTTCTGTAAAAAATGTATGAATCCAGATACGAAAGATCATGTATGTAAACAGGCCGTTATTGAAGAAGTTGATAAAACGTTTGATGAATTGAACAAAGATGTGAACCAGTATAAAGAACAATTCAAACGTTTTCCTGATTCTTTAATTCTAAAAATTAAAAAGGGAGATGAAATTGTAGTTGATCCAGAATATCAATACTACGAATCGTTTCATACCGATTTTGATAGTCAATACGAATCTTTATTGCCCTCCAATGTAAATAGTGTATCTAAAATCATGAAAGAATGGTTCCAAAATCCGAGTCTTATTATTGACGCGACAGCTCATGTTGGAATAGACGCAATTGTTTTGGCAAAAATGTTTCCTGGAGCACACATTCAAGCATACGAAACGGACGAAGAAAAATGTAAATTGTTAAAACAGAATATTTCCGAGTTTAAATTGGAAGAACGCATTAAATCTTACTGCAAACAGTTTGATTTTGTCGAATCTCCATCATTTGTATACATCGACACGATCTATTCCTCTTACAAACTTGAATACATCGCAGATCTCGTGAATAAAATCATTGTTGGATGCAAAACGAGTGTAGTATTAAAAGTTCCCCTTAAATCTAAGTTGGAAGGCAATTTTACCGTAGTAACAAGATATGTCATGGATGACTACATCTTACTGAAACTGACGATGAATCAGTTACAGATTAACAAGTTTCTATTAAAAGAACTATGCATCTCTTCCTTTGTAAATATCTTAAAACACCTTGCAACATTTATGGGCAGAGATATCGGAGAAAATGATATCCTGTTTGCATTCAACTTGCTCTATTTAGGTAAAAAAGTAAAATTTGAACAGAAAAAAATGCACAATTACCAATATCAACAAATTATGTTGTCTTTTAATAAAGAAAATATTCCAAAGTCAATCGCCCTCGCCAAACGAATGGAACAATGTGTCGATGAAATTGTCAACAGCATTCAATCCATCGACGAAAAAGACGTCATTACCAGAATTTTAATGTTTAACAAACAAGAAAAGGAACAAGAAAAGGAACAAGAAAAGGAACAGGAAAAAGAAAAAGGAGAAAGTGAAAAGAGTGAAAAGAGTGAAAAGAGTGATGATGAGAGTGAGAAGGGTGAAAAGAGCGAGAAGGGTGATAGTGAGAGTTTAAAATTGGATGATTTTGAGGAAGGTAGTATGGAAAGTGAAAATAGTAACAAGAGTCAGATGGACAGTGATATTGAAAGTGAATACGAGAGTGAGAACAGAAATGAAAGTGAATAAAGAATTTTTTTGAAATATAAAATACTTATTTTATATAAAAATGGTACCTGTAGGAATTAAAAGGTTTGTAGAAGAAAATATGGAAGAATTTAGAAATAGAGTTGCAATAAAGTTTAATACGTTACCATTCTTACTATCAGAAATTAAAGATGATAAAGTTTTTATCATTCCCCTTGAAAATCCGGACGATTTTGAAACTCTGATGAAAAATCTGCAATCTTTTAAGAATCCAAATTTTGAAATGATTTTTAAAGTCTGGTTTCACGACAAAAAAAATTACGAATACGAAGTGATTCTTGACAATTTAAAAAAAACAATCTTACAATATGATTTATCCATGTTTGAAGATTCTAGTAAAATCAAGAAATTTTTAATGAAAGATTACGAAGAACTGAAAAAAGAAAGTCTTGAATTTATGAAAAAAATAAAGAAAGACTATAAAGAATTGAAAAAAAAAGTGGACGAATTAAAAAAAATCAATGATATCCCCGAAAAACCTCACACCGAATTAAAAATGTCAAAGTATAATGTTTGTTACTCAACAAACTTACAATACTCAATCGAATACATTTTTAGTCTAATTCAATGCAACCCCAAAATCCCTTTCTGTACATTAAATTCCATCTGTAAAATGGATAAAGACGTAAAAGACGTAAAAGATTGGACCGAAACTTTCCCCGATAAAATCTTTATGAAAATCAATACAGGTACAGAATATGTTGACAGTTTCTTATTAAAAAAAGGTTCAAAAATATGCTTTACCTTCGATGACCGAAAAACATGTTTTTCAATCGGAATCAATTTCAAAGAATACTTTCAAAGCATATTTCCTATGGATATCAATTTACAAGAAGAAGATAAGACTGATATTCATGGATATTACTTTTTTTATGGCCAAAAATTTAACAATTATCTATACAGCGATTTGATAATGAACTCCTTTTTCTCCAAATATTTTTGTGTAGATGAATCCGATAAAGCAACTAAAAAGAAATCGTACCTATTAATCAAATTTCAAGGCGGAGAACAAGACTCATCTTGTTACATTTCTTGCAAAAAAATGGTTCATAATGATACAGATTTAAAATATATCGATGATAGTAAGATTGAATACGGTTCTTATTATGTCCGCGTATTTATAAAAAATTTTAGGTCTGACAAAACAAAAAAGTTCATCACACTTTTATCCAAACTATTTACCTATTACGATGAAAAAGAAGACGATATCAAAAAAGAATACGCAGACTATTTTACAAAAAAACCCAATTTTGAAATTGAAGATTCTGAACCCATCCCGAAAAAAAAATTGAATGAAATCGCACCAGAAATATTTGTCAGTGATTACCCCAGATCGTGCTCTCCAGCAAATCGACACCCGAATCAAATTGACAAATCAAAAACCTATGACATGAAATTAAACGAAGATTACATTGAATTCCCAAAAGAAACCAAAAAATACTGTTTTTATTGTGACAAAGAAGATTACCCTTATATCGGATTAATTGACAATAAACTTTCAAATAATGAAAAGTACGAATATCTGCCATGTTGCTTTCAAAAACCACAAACAAAGAAAATCGAAGCGTACATTCTTGACAAAAAAAAGATTGTGAGTAAGCAACAAGATACAATTTCAACATTAAATCGTCTACTTCCGGCCGGCCATGAAGGAAAACTTTCCGACAATTTAAAAATACTATTAAATGTAGTTTACAATGAAAAATGTCTTCGAGTTGGTGTAAAAACTGGATTCGAAGAATCAAGTTCTTTGTCGGACTCGTCGGGATCGGAATCAGAATCCGAATCAAACTACACTGAAAGGAAAGAAAAAACCAGAAATACGAGAAGTTTCTTGAATTGCGTCTTAACAGCTACAGGAAACCCTGAAAAAAATGTAAACAGATTTTATATCGCATCACAAGAAAATCCAGATCTAACAATCGAAGAAATGGTCGCCTTGTTTCATAATCAGAATGAGTATCTGGATCCTCGTAGATGGATTCGACTCTTGGAACACGAATACAAATGCAATGTCGTGGTATTTACACTTGAAAATAAAAATGTTAGTGTCATGACACCTTTTCACAAAGGACCTTACCTACAATATGAACCAAAATACAAAGATACAATATTAATTCTTGAACATACCAAAGAGAAAATATGTGAATTGATTGTAAACAAAGATGGAAAATTGTTCAAGACAAACATCACATTTTCAAAATTCTTATCAATGACGCAGTTTTACTTTCACGAAAAAAATAAACCCATTCAATTTGTAAAATACCCAAAAAATGTGTACACGAAACAAATTCTTGATTCGTACAAAAAAACAAGATGTCTTATTACAAAAGAAAATGAATTTCTATTATGTGACCCCATTCCTCCTTTGGATTTAGAAATCGTCGAGTTTGATTTGTTACAATTCGAAAAATCCAAAAAAGAATCAACACAAATTCTAGAAATCCAAACTACAAACCATATTTCAAACTTTTCCAAAAATAAAAAAATTGCATCTATTTTAAGTGAATACTTTATCTATTCTTTTTCAGTTTTCACAAAAGATAAACCCATTCTATTATTAAGTAATCTAGAAATCGTCAATCTTATCAAAGAATTCATCAAAGATGTTCTGGTTGAAAAAGCAGACTACAGTATTATACCTGATTCTTTCATTAATAAGAAAGTAATGAAAACTCACGGCTACCTAAAAGATAAAATTGTAGTTACAGATCTAGAAACGCTGAAAAGACTCATTTGTTCTTTACGTCTACGCATTTTCAATAATCCAGTCGAGGTACAGACATACCATCTCCGAAAAGAATTCCTCAATTTCTATGAAAGCATCTCTGATTATTTGCCCACCACCAATATCTTGATTCATTCATCCAGTCTTTGCAACATTGAAAGTATAAGTCATACAGTCTACAAGGAATTTCAACCATCACTTTCCAAATACTTTTTCCAATTTGATAAAAAAATATTTATTGCAGAATCCATCACCGACAAAGAAAAGAGAGAATTGGATGCAACCGAAATCGATTTGGATAAACCGCTTACAGCAAAAGGTAATATCGTAGTTAAATATGATAAATATTATGACAAAACTAAAATTACCAGATACCAAAAATTAACCTTACTTTAATCGGAGTAAGAAAATAAAGCGATTTATTTCCCCCAAAATATCATCACGAATATTTTTCAAATCAAGTGTAAGCACCAAATCAAAATCGCTCATTAAAAATTGCTTGAATCTCTTTAACATGTGCATAATATCATTGTCTTTTATTTGGATCGTGAATGGACTATATTTTATTTTTTTTTCTCCAAGATAAGTCTCTATGAACTTATCAAACAATTTGTCCAGTTTTTCATAGAGTTCGCCTGTAACAATATGCTGATTGTAATTATTTGTCGTCCAATGGTATACTCTAACGTTTTGTTGAATCGTCAAAAATTCTTCGATAATATTCATTTTATTATTTATTTTTTTTCTTTTAATAAAAATGCACGCAAAGAAACTTATTTACATTATCGCTTTATACGTCGCTGTGATTGGGGCACTTAACTGGGGTCTTCATGCATGTGGCATGAATTTGGTCGAAAAACTAGCCAACGCTGTCGGCGGAGATTCTCACAAGGAAGTGGAAAACGCTGTTTATTACCTCGTAGCCCTAGCCGGTTTGGTAGTTGGTGTCATGTTTGGAATCCATCTTTACAACAAAGAAGATCACGAACATAAATAAAATTGACTTTTTTCAACAAATACAAAAATAAATAAATGAAGATTTTATTTATTGGAGACCCACACATAAAAAATGACAATCATGAAGAAATTGACATTTTAATTACTCAATTAAAAATAGTTTGCGAACAACACAAATTCGATCGAATTGTAATCGCGGGAGACTTGATGCACTACCACGAACGCATTTTTACACAATCGCTGAACAAATCTCTTGAATTTGTAAGTATTCTCTCACATTACGCACCCCTAGACGTAATCGTCGGTAATCACGATATGATCAACAATCAGCAATTCTTGACATCCAATCACTGGTTAAATGTGCTAAAGCACGACAATATCACCGTAATTGAAAAGCCAAGTGTACAAGTCATCGACGGTTTCAAAATCGTATTGTGTCCCTACGTCTATCCTGGAAGATTCATGGAAGCGCTTGAACACTGCGATTGGAAAACGTCAAATGTGATTTTTGCTCACCAAGAATTTAAAGGGTGTAAAATGGGCGCGATCGTTTCAAAAGAAGGAGACGAATGGAACGAAACATTCCCGCAAGTAATTAGCGGTCATATTCACGATAATCAACGTCCGCAACAAAATATTTATTATCCAGGATCTCCATTACAACATTCATTTGGTGATACAGATAAACGTGTAGTTTGTTACATTGACGAATTAGGAAAAATTGTTGATATTCCACTTGACGTTCCTAAAAAAAGAATTGTAACAACCACATTAAAGAATCTGAACGTATCTTCTTTGGACTCAAAAAGTGCCCTGAAAATAAAGTTGTCTGCTACACCAGAAGAGTTTAAAATGTTTAAACAAACGAGCGAATACAAAACATGCATTGAAAAGGGTATCAAAGTTCAATTAAAAGTGGCTACGACAGAAAGAAAAACGATGGGAAACAAACCGTTTAAGATTTTATTGGATGAATTGGTAGTAACAGACGGAGACCCGTTATTGAAAAAATTGTATACAGATTTAGAAAGAAAATAAAAAATATTAATACTGTTTGGTATGACAGTCTGTATAGAGCCTGTATAGACCCTCTAGTTTTAAATAAAAAAAGTTGAAAAGAAAAAGAGAAAAAGACATAAAAAGAGAAAAAGAACTATAGCTTTCTTTCTGGAGACATATATAAAACAAAGTATTTTTAACTTCAAACAACCTATTTGGGTTACGCAACACAATATTTCAGGTCACGAATCTTATTATTTGATGTTTCAAACAACCTATTTAATATTTATATGTCTTTCCATAGATTCTTTCTTGGGAGTCCGCTTATACACAAATACCAGACATAGCTATACCTAGTGTTGTGCGCCTCGTGCTTGCCCCCCTCAATCCCCCCATAGAGAAAATAACCTTTCGTTTCCTACTCGTTAGTATCAACCCTTGATTGTTGTTTTCTCTCAACAGAGTCTTATCAATCTAGCTTACTTGGATCCCTAAGGATTGACTACCTTTACTCATTCCAAGCCCCGACTAGAGATTCTGTGTGATTGTCTGGCTACAATGTGTCTGGCACACAAAACGTCGTTTCAATTATCCTATGTGATGTGCCGATTGACTACATCCACTGTGGATTTTCTCTGAAGTTGTCATTTCCATGAGTCCCTCCTCGAGTCATACAAGGTCCTTATAAAAACTTATTGCACCAGGCGCTGTATGATGAGTCCCTGCCTATAGTAGCATTATTATTAACTTAACTTTTTTCTTAACCTAACTTAATATTTAAAATAAAAAAACCCTTTCAGGACGTATCTAGGATTTAGATACATCTTGAAAAGGTTTTTACCTATTAGATGCATCCCATAACCTACAGTCCTGGCTAGTCATTGCTCACCAACAATACTATTATAACATACGTCCTAAAATATTAGGATTTAAAAATTAATTTTCGGATTCCAATCTTAATTTTAGTTGTATAATTGTCTCAAGTTTTAACTTTGATTTTATCCAAGCTTTCTGCTTTTCTGTTACGAGTTCACCAAGACCATGAAGGATATTATTGTTGTCCATATCCTCTAATTCTTTGATACATACTTCAAGGAATTTTTTATATGACATTTCTGTTCTTTTCTCTACTATTTCTCTGTTTATTCCCCAATTGTTTTTCGAGAAGAACCAAACATCAAATATATCACGATTTGTTTCTCCTAAACGTTCGTGCATAGCCACAAGCTTATGGGCAAACATATCTTCTTTAATCATCACAAGCATTGAAACTCCATTAAAGGCACGAACATCATATTTTGAACCAAATTGCCTACGATTAATTTCAATTTTTACATTTTGAGCATTCTTTGCTTTGTTCTCATATGAGAGTAAAAATATGAGATTATATCTTTTCTTTTGAGATTCTTTCACTTCTCCATATTTTCTTACTATTTTTTCAACTTGTTCAAATATATAATCTTCCTTTGATTCATCTAAAATATCAATGTCTAAGTCAACAGAATAACGATCAAGTCCGTAAAATAAATAAGCAGCTGTTCCGCCTTTAAAACCCAAATAAGGACTGATTGTTGTATCAGAGTAAATATCAATCAATATCTGCACAAGTATATTTTTATGTATTGAATAATTTAATGTCATGTTTATTTAGTAGCTTTATAATTATCGTAATATTTCTGTACAGTCTTTGCCATTTTTTTATTATTATAGATTGGCAATATTTCAAACACTTTATCCCAATCAAGTGGAGAAAGATTGTCAATATAATACTTTTTACTTCTGTATATTGTATCAAGGAAAGCTCTTTCTTTTGAAGCAATAGCATATTCACCTGTTTGATCTATTCCTTTTGGGTTACTCAAAATAGTATCTTTGATTTTTACAAAGGAATAAGTTTGCCCATCACACTTAATTTCTCTTTTTATATACGAAGCAATAAAAATGTTTCCATAATATTGAAAAGTCATACCAGATGCCCCTAATACAGTTTCAAAACTTACATACGAAGGTCTAAAAATCTTAGTCGCAAATTCATACTTATCATAATTTTTATCCTTAGCATAAATACCCCTACGAACTCTAATGAGTTTTCCAGCTTTAACATAATAATTCAATCTTACTTGAGCAGTATCTGTTTGAGTCTCACGCCAAAGTAAGGCGATATCTTTCGTTGAAAATACGCTATTCTTAGACCTTAATAAAATGTCTAAATATTCACCTTTTTGAGCTTTATTATTCATATATCTACTGGAACTTAGGTTAAACCTAACCTCCAGTCCACATATTAACATTAATGGTTAATAAATGCAACCTAAAACGATCCAATATCCCCTTTTATCATCTTAACTATCTCTGGAAACTTAGATATCTTAAAATGTCCATTCTTACTCTTATAAATAATTATCTTTGAATCCTTTAGCTTATTTCTATATTTTTCAGCATGAGATACTGGTACACAATCATCATCAGCTGAAAACATAAGAGTTACATCTTTACAATTCTTCTCAATTAAAGAAAGATCCGATTTGAGTTTAAAACCACCAACTAAATCTTCGCCCAATATTGTATTATCAAAAGGAGGACAAATCATATAAACAGATAGCAACTTCTTAGGAAATTTATTCTCTGATAAGTATTTAGCTAAGAAAATACCCCCTAAAGAACCACCGACTAAAATCACATTATTATTTAAAAGTGGAATGTACCGTTCAAACCATATCTTCCAATCTTCATACTTCGCATTATCTTGAAGTGGAAAACGAGGTTTTATTATTTGAAATTTTTTACCTAGTTCTTTATCAATATATTCTTCAGTCCAACGAGGTTTTTTATCTAATTTGATTTCTTTGTTTTTAAGATAGCTTAAATAATCCTTCTGGTTTTTAAAAGTCATACCACCATGAATCATTAGTATTTGAGGTTTGTTTTTCATATCTATATTATATCAAAAATACTTACAAATCTTAAATTTTCTTTTTAGATGGTTTAAAACCATAGTCTACTCCCCTTTTTAATGGAGGAGGAATCTTTACTGTAAACTCAAATGGGATAACTTTATCGTTTATAGAATATCTAGGTGTGCTCACGCCACTCCGATTGATAAACTCATATGAGTTGAATATACCAGATTTTCAAGAATTTTGATAATCTAATTTTATTTCAAAATAAAGTTAAATAAATATCCTGTGAAAATAATTCCAACACCAACTATTCCGGCAAAGATAAGTATCAGTTTAGTTTTCATAACTTTCTTTAGAATCATAAACTCTGGGAGAGATAATGCTGTGACAGACATCATAAATGCGAGTGTTGTACCCATAGATACACCTTTCTCTGTTAATGCGGACACAAGTGGAATAACTCCCGCAGCGTTTGAATATAAAGGAATGCCTATTAATACAGCAAGTGGTACAGCATACCATTTACCACTTCCTGCGTACTGAGCTAAAAAGTCTGCAGGAAGATAACCATGTATCCAAGCCCCTAAACCGATACCAACTAAAATATATGGCCAGACTTTTTTAAGAATATCTAAAGTGTAATCAAGTGCATAATTAATTCTTTCTCTGCGAGACATACTTGGTAAATCAATATTCCCATTTACAGAATTTTGATAAACAAATGGTTCTACTAGATTTTCTACTTTTAAATGACCTATTACGATTCCAGAAAGGATAGCAATAATCAAACCACTAACAACGTATATAAGAGCAATTTCCCAACCAAACAAA